ATGACAGAACAACAGAAGCACAGAGCGCAGATCGTCAGGAAAGCGATTGCGAACATCGAGGCGAAGCTGGGAACGCCCGAGATGAAGGCGACGCTACCGGACCTGGTGCGATTATTGCAGATCGAGAAGGAACTGGATGCAGACGAGCCGCGCGAAGTCAGGGTGCGATGGGTAGAATCGGCGGTGAATTCCTTGAAAAAGAAATAGTCTACAAGGCGCTGCCTTCACAGGGGGCCTTTCACATCTGCGAATCGCGATTCAAGGGCTTTTCCGGGCCTATCGGGTCAGGCAAAAGCCAGGCACTTTGCTTTGAGGCGATCAGATTGTCTTACGCAAACGAAGGAAGGCTGGGCCTAATCGGGGCACCGACCTATCCAATGTTACGCGACGCCACGCAGACGACATTCTTTGCGCTTTTGGATAGCGGCGACCTTGCGTATGTATTCAACAAGGCCGAGAACGTACTCACGATGAAGGCTACTGGGTCGCGCATCATATTCCGGGCAGTGGAGGACTTTGAGCGGCTGCGCGGCACTAACCTGGCATGGTTCGGGCTGGATGAGCTAACGTATTCGCCAGAGGGCGCGTGGCTGCGGCTGGAGGGACGGCTGCGCGACCCACAAGCCAAAAGACTCTGCGGCTTTGCCGCGTGGACGCCAAAAGGTTACGACTGGGTTTATCAGAAATTCATCTCGGATCCGGTTGCGGGATACAGCGCGATCATGGCGACTCCCAACGAGAACACGTACTTGCTCGATAAGGTTCCAGACTTTTACGAACGGCTGAAGAACAGCTATGACGACAACTTTTATCAACAGGAAGCGCTGGGGCAGTACTTGAGCCAGCAGGGGGGACTTGTGTATAGCGTCTTCGATCGCGGCGATCACGTGAAAAGCCTGGACGTGAACCCGAATTGTCCGCTGTTATGGGCGTTGGATTTCAACGTGGATCCGATGTCCTCGGTGGTGGCGCAAATCGAGGGACAGACGGTACTGGTGCTGGACGAATTCGCCTTGCGGCACGCCAGCACACATGAAGCTTGCGAGGAGTTCGAAAAGCGGTTTCCCAATCACAGGAGCGGGGTTGTGATATATGGCGACGCATCGGGGAACAACCAGCACACCACGGGCGCTTCGGATTACCAGATCGTGCGCGAGTACTTCCGGAACGACGGAGCGCGGTTGGCGTATAAGGTGCCCAAAGCCAACCCGAGCGTGCGCGAACGGATCATGCTGACTAACTCGAAGCTGCGCTCGGCGAGCGGCGAGATACGGCTGCTGGTGGATCCTAAGTGCAAGGAATTGATCAAGGACTTCGAGCAGGTGTCGTACAAGGCGGAGAGCAACGCAATCGACAAGGAGAAGGATCGCCGCAGGACTCATCTGTCGGACGCGCTGGGTTACCTGTTGTGGCAGGAATGCAGACCGCAGCCGGCGATCGGCGACCACCAGGAGCGGCTGATTTGAGGACCAGATGGTGAACATCGACCGAGAACATCCCGAGTATGCCGCCAAGAAGGCGATGTGGAAGAAGTACAGGGATCTTTACGCCGGCGGCGAGCAGATCCGGGAGAACGCTTTCGAATATCTGGTAAGGCGGCACAAGGAGCCCAACGATATTTATGCCGAGCGGCTTTGCCGGGTGTTCTATGAGAACTATATCGGCTCGATCGTCGACTGGTACGCGGCGACGCTGATGCGGCGCGAGGCGGCTCTGTTATTTGACGGCAGCGACGACTCGGCAAAAGCCTTCTACAACTTGTTCGCGGAGGATTGCGACCTGAAGGGCACCTCTATCGCGGAGTTCTTCCGCCAGCGGATCGTGCAGACGCTGGTGCAGGGGCGGAGTTACATCGTAGTGGATTTTCCGCGCTCTCCCGTTTCACCCAGTAATCGGGCGGAAGAGGACGCAGCCGGACGTTCGCGGGCGTATCTGGTGGATTACTCGCCGGAGGAACTGATCAACTGGAGCTATGACGACCACGGAGGACTGGACTGGGCGGTGATCCGGACCTCATCGCTGCGCAAGTCCAAGGTCACCGAAAGCGAATGGGTTCGGGAGATCCGGTGGATCTACTACGACCGCCAGAATTATCGAGTGTACCAGCAGTTCAAGAACAAGGAAGTGCAGCTAGTGGATGAAGGACTGCACGGGTTGGCCGGCCAGAACCGTGTACCGATTTTTCCGTTGCGGGTGACCGAAGGCCTCTGGTTAATGAACAAGGCAGCGCTGCTACAACTAGAGCACTTCAACAAGTCGAACGCGCTTTCATGGGCGCTGACGATGGGTTTGTTCGCGTCTCCGGTAATCTACTCGGACCGTGAATGGAACCAGATCGTGGGCGACTCCTATTTTATCCAATTGGCTCCGGGGGACCGATTCGGATGGACCGAGCCGGAAGGCAAGGTTTACCAAATCGCCGCCGACAATCTGGTGCAGCTTAAGGACGAGATTTACCGGGTGTGTTATCTGATTGCGCATGCGGCCGGGTCGGATTCATCGAGCCAGAACCAATCGGGCGCCAGCAAACAAAGGGATTTCAGCATTACGCAGGAGGTGTTGCGGGCGTATGGCGATGCGGTGAAGGAGACGATGAAGCAAGTGTTGCGAGCCATAGCGGCCGCTCGCCAGGACAACATTTCGATCGACGTTTCAGGACTAGATGAGTTTGATATCGCGGATTTCAGCAATGAATTAGACGACGCCCGGAAGCTGCTTACATTGGGAATCGAATCCGAGACGCTGAAAAAACAGGTCTTCAAGAAACTGGCGTTTAAGTTTCTATCGGACGTGCGCCAGGAGATCAAGACTCAGATCGCGCAGGAGATCGACGCACAGAGCTGACGCTGCGTGTCGAGACGAGTCTCGACACGGCACGCATTAAGTGCGTGCGCCAGAGTGCCAAAAGAGGGGTTATGGAAGACACGGACGTACAAGCGATTGTGAAGCAGGCAATTCAGGAGTTCCTGCAGGAGCAGCAGGCCAAAAGCGAACCGGCCTACAAGACGGAACTCGTGGAGGAACGCAGACGGCGCGAGCAACTGGAGCGGCGGCTGAACGAAGTGGAAGAAGAGAGCAAGCGCAGCCGGCAGGCGGCAGAGCAGGCGGAAAGAGGCGCGTCCATCCGGGCCGAGCTACAACGACTGGGGGTTGCGAAGGTGGACCTGGCATACCGGGCGGTGCACGAGGGCGTATTCCGCACGGAGGACGGCCGGCTGCTCGCGCACAGCGACGAAGGCGAAGTGCCGCTCAAGGAATATTTGAGCAACTTCGTGAGCGAGAATCCGGAGTTCCTGCCGGCGAGGATACCCGGAGGGTCGGGGATTACCGGCGCGCACAAGGCGCCGCGGGAAAGTACCGAGAGCGTGGACATTGAGAACATCCGGCCGGGAATGAGTTCGGAACAGACGGAAAAGGTGCGGAAGGAGATTCTGCGGGTTGCTTCACAGAACCTGCGCGGCATATAGTCACGACAGGCAGGAATGCCTGAATTCAAAAGACAGGCAGAAGAGCCTAGTCAACTTAGGAGAATGAATGGCGATAATTACATCAGCTAATGTGGCCAGCGCGATCGTGAAGCTGGTGGCGGCAGACGCTCTGCCCGCCTTGGTCGGGAACCTAGTCATGGGTAACCTGGTCAACCGCGACTATGAACCCGTTTTGGCGCAGGCGGGGGATACGGTAAACATTCCGATTCCTCCGGTGCTGGTAGCCAACAACATCGCGGAAGGGGGAACAGTTCAACCGCAGAACCCGAATCTGGGGAATGCGCAGATCGTGTTGAATACCCACGCTGAAGCGACTTTCCAGATTCCGGATGTGACCAAGGTACTGGCGGTTCCGGACTTACTGCAGGTCTACATGCAGCCGGCGGTGGTGGCGATCGCCCAGAGCATCGAGACCAGCCTGTTGAACCTGTTTGCCGGGTTCACGGCGAACGCGCCGGTGGGCACGGGGGGGACACCGCTGGTGGAAGCGGTGATCGATCAGGCAGAGAGCGAACTGTTTACGGCGATGGTTCCGTCGTCCGAGCCGAAGTACCTGGTGGTGGACGCCACGACCTATTCCGCATTGCGGCAGATCGAACGCTTCAGCGAGTTCCAGACTGCCGGCGATGCGGGGCTGCGGGCCTTGATCGACGGCACGGTGGGTAAGATCAAGGACTTTTTCGTAATGCGGTCGCAGTTCATCGCGTACACCGGCAGTTCGCCAGTGACAACGCACAACCTGGCTTTCACCAAACCGGCGATCGGCCTGGTGATCCGCAGACTGCCGCAGCCATTGTACGGAACGGGTGCGGTGGCGCACTACGCGGAGATGGGGAACTTCGGTATGCGCGTGGTGATGAGCTACCAGCCGAATACATTGGCGCAGCAGTTCACGGTGGATGTGCTGTACGGTTGCGCGGTGATCCGCAACAACTTTGGCGTCCAGGTGAATTCGTAGCGGGCGCAATCGGCGCAGGCTTCAGGCGGACAACGAAAACAACGGGGGCCGGGCAGATCCGGCCCCGCGAGAGGCAACCATGGACTTACAAGTGTACTTCAAGAAGATTCGGGCGATGGAGGATAACTTAAAAGATCCTTCGGCGGTGCTGGTCAGCCACGAGACTCCAGATGGCGGGCGGGAAGGCGTGCGCACCGAGGTTCCGCGGCGGATCGCTGCCCGGATGATCGTGGAAGGCGCAGCCCGGCTGGCGACGGCCGATGAAGCGCGCGAGTTCCAGGAGCAGAAGGCGGAGGCCAAGCGGCAAGCGGACCAGCTCGCGGCGGCGTCGCGGATGCAATTCACGGTCATTTCGCCCAATGAGCTGCGCAAGCTCAAGGGCGGCGCGCAGCCGGGCAAAGAATAGGGCCGGGGCGATGGCGCTATTCACGGATGGCATATCGACGATCCAGGACCTCACAATTCAGGACTCCTCCCTGCTGGCCACGGCGCAAACGGAGAACATCGATCTCAGTCAAAAACTGACGCTGGCGCAGGAAGAGCTAGGGATCGAAGTGATCACTCTTCTGCAACGCAGCGCCAGCTACGAATGGCAGTTCTGGCTCCCAGCGTGCCCGAAGTTGAACCACATCGTGGTCACGCCGCCGCTACAGCTTTGGCACGTGTTTCAGACACTCACGCTGGTGTACCAGGATTGCTACTTCAATCAATTGAACGACCGTTACAAGGGCAAGCGGGACCAATTTGCGCAGTTGGCGACGTGGGCCATGGACAAGCTCATGCAGACCGGGATCGGCATCGCAAACAATCCGATTCCGCAGGCGGCCGCGCCGCAACTCACTTCGATTCCCGGCGGTCAACCTGCGGCGACTTACTGCGTGAGCGTGTCGTGGCTGAACGCAGAGGGGCAGGAGGGGCAGGCCAGTAACCCGAGCACTCTAAGCGTGGCGGCCGGAACTGTACTGGTGGCCCAACCCGTCAATCGGCCGGCGAACGCAAAGGGCTGGAATGTATATGTCGGACTGTTGCCCACGACAATGGGGCTGCAGAATATGGCGCAGATGCCGTTGGACCAGGTCTGGGTGCAGGCGGGGCCGGTATCCACATTGGGAAAAGGGCCTGGATGCGGACAGGCGCCCGACTATATGCGCGCGTTGCCGCGCCTTCTTCAGAGAGGTTAGAAAATGGCATGGGTAGGCAGCACGGTTACCTCGCAAGTAGTCACTCTGCTAAGCGCGCCGCAAGGGTTGAACGCGTGCGTATCGACGCTGGCTCTGGCAGAGAATACCACTCTGGCGGCACTGGCACAGAATCAAATTCTGGCGCAGAACGCATCGATTGAAATATCGGAGCGCAGCACGGAGGTGCTGTATCCGGCGGTGAGCGTGTACTGCGAGAAGATCGTGAACCAGCTCAAGGAGAAGTTCAGGAACTTCTCCGGAATCGCCGCCATGACGATTGAAGTGCGGGTTTCACAGGACAGACTGCAAGGGATCGAGGATCAACTGCAAAGCTATGTCGACGCAGTGACTCAGGTGCTGGACCAGAACCGGGGCGATTGGGGTGAAGGAATGTATTTTGCAGGATGCTATGAAGCGGCACTAGGAGCCGTGAAGCACGGAGGCCAGAACTTCATCCAGGTGGGAAAAGTGAGTTTCGACGTAGGAGTGAGCGACTAGAGCTATGGCTTCATACATTTTATCCAATGCTAACCGTTTCTACGCCGGATTGGAAAGTAACTACGGACAGACGCCGGCGATCACGGCGGCGAACCGGTTTCCGGCCCTGAAGCTGACGGCCAAGAATCAGTTGGAGACGGCCGACCGGCGGGACAAGACGGGCAGCCGCACATTCGTAGGGATACCCGCAGGGTTGCGGCGCAATTCCACGTTCGACGTGACGACCTACATGACGAGCTGGGGGGGACAGAGCGCGGGCCCGGCTTATGGACCGCTTTTTCAGGCCAGCATGGGCGCTACGCCAGCGATGTACGCGGGAGGCACAGCCGCGGCCGGTTCCAGCGGCACGTCGCTGGTCTTCGCGGCGCCACACGGGCTCGCGGCGGGACAAGGGGTGTCATGCAATGGCGAGATCCGGTTCGTCACGGCAATCGTGAACACTACGGCCGTGCAGGTGAACGCCCCTTTCTCCAGCGCTCCGGCGGCCGGAGCGGAAATCGCGCCGTGCATTTCTTATTTCCCGGCGACGGAATTGCCGAGCGTCAGCATTTTCGATTATTGGGACCCCAGCACCGCGCTGCAACGGCTGCTCTGCGGCGCGGCAGTCAACAAGATGACCGTCAAGGTGAACGGCGATTTTCATACCTTCGAGTTCAACGGAATGGCGCAAGACCTGCTCGACAGTTCCAGTTTCACTTCGGGAGAGGGACAACTCACCAGCTTCCCCGTGGAGCCGGCCCTCGGCGCATTCGATTATTCGATCGTACCGGGTAACATG